TTTGCTGACTCAATGCGACTAAAGTTGAGAGTTCCTGTGGGTTGTAAAGAACTTGTCATGAGACAGAAACAGTAAAGGAAAAAGTCTGGGGATGTCACAAAGTTTGTGTGATAATAGTTCATCACATCAATGTAGTGTGGCTTTCCCCATCTATAGTTCCCAAGTTCAACTCCATTGATACTCAATTTCACCTTATTTGTTGGTGATGTGAGAGCGCCATCTGTTGTGGTATCTGATGATGCGAGATACTTCACTGGGTGATTGAAGGTAAGATCTTGAACAGTTTCACCACTTGGAAGGTTCTTTTGTACTTGGGTGATGAGAAGATCGTGTGTACGCGTCGCGATGTTGCCCCGCTCTTCATTGTCCAAGTAGTAGTAGTTGGCATACATTTCAAAATTGTAGTTTGCCGCTTGGGAACCCCAGTGAATTCTCAATTCCACATTGTGATAGTTGAGGGCAACGAGTGGGAGCGCACACTGTGGTCCCTCACAAAAGAAGAAACGGAGGGGATAAAAGTAGGAACGTGCATGAACCCCTGGGTGTGTACCGATGGCACTCCGAGATACATTTTGAGCAAAAGTATCAATCGCAATCTTTTCTGTAAATATGGAGTCCTGTGTATCGACAACAGAACCACCGATGAGAAGTTCAATTTTATCAATGAGGAGATCCCATCGTGAAGTATCAAGGGCTTGTGTTGTGTCGTCAATTGTTAAGTAGATGTATCCCAAAAGATCACCAGCTCTCTCAATTTGAACACTTGACATTGAATTATTTTTCACATCTCCGCGTATCGTCTGTTTCTCGACGGATTGTGAAAAATTAGAGTGTCGTTTGAAGGTTGAACTAAAAAACGATATCTCTGGGTTGCCCATAATGAACTCATCCTGAGCACCAATCGCTACAAGTTGAACAATACCAGAAGACATGTTATACTACTCTAAAGGGAGAAAATTACAAGTTTGGTTTTCTACACACAAATCTAAAAACTAAGAAGTTTGCACCATTGTCTGTTGAATTTTTGATGGTATTCCCATTCTGATCTCGGATGGTTACACTGAGACGATCGATGCGTCTAATTGGATCGATATATTGGGTCACGACTGGATAGTTATCCTTGAATGTGATGAGTGAGTTGCCGGCACTGTGAGTGGCACTATCAGTTATGAGACTCGCAAATGAACCTCGGAGCATGCTCAAGTGCCCCTGCCCAGTCAATACATTTGAAGCACGATCACTAAAGATAGAATCCAGCTCTTCCACGGAAACATAACAATGCTCAGTCACAACATTTGAGTGGATGTGAGCAGCCAAAAGTCTCGCCTGAACCACATTTTTGAGGGGTTGTTGAAGGTGGCACGTAAAAGTATTCGCACTGTCTTGGCCAATTGTGTCGACGGTTATGGTGTGATACTCGTAGTCAAGATCTGGGATAGTCTGGGACGAAGTCACCAAAGCCATTTAGTATTAGCTTAGATTAAAGATCCGCCGATTCCATCCTCAATCTCGTAGTTCGCGTAATCGCTGACCAATTCTCTGGCACCACAGAGGCCACCTGGAGTCAAGGCCTTACTGTACGTGCTCCCATCCTTGTACCCCGCCGCGCATTCCACCTTATTCTCAAGGTCAAAGAGGGACTTCTCACTGATCGCCTTGATAGTGATTGGTCTGGGTTGATACTTACTGATAGATTTCATCATACCAAGCGCAAAGATCAAAGCGATCAAGACCATGATGGACATGATCGCATTTCGGTTAGCACGGTTGAGGTTAAACATTTATAATGTATACATATATTTTTTCTAAAGTGCGTTAAAGGTTATTGAATAGTTTCCTATTAGAGAGTAGATGGACGAAGAAATTGTCTTAGATCGTGGGAGTACCACTGTGATGAAACTTGACGCCGATGAACAGGCCCTGATGGATGAAATTGAGATCTCAACGTCGCGTCCTCAGCCTGCGCGACGACCCCAACAACCTCAAGTGCGACGCCCCCCACCACAACAATACCAAGAACCCATGGACGCCTTTGTGAATCCAAACAAACAATCAACCCCAGCAGCGCCCCAAGAAGATGAAGAAATTGACTATGGTGAAGATGAACCCATGTTTTTTGACGACGAGGGACCAGGTCCACAAGAGGAGCAGCCCTCCAAGGGATACAGCTCCATAGATGAAGAGAAGAGTGACCTCGTGAACAAGTTGGGTCGCCTTGAGAAGAAGGGCTTCGCTGTGAACAAGAGACTCAACGCCTACTCCAATGTTGAAGACCTTCGCACAGAAGTCAAGCGAATTACGTACAGTATTGATGTTGAACAATCCATACGCTTCTCTCGGCGTATGTTGGTGGCCTGTGTGACTGGCTTGGAGTTTCTCAACAAGCGATACAACCCCTTCGAGATCCAATTAGAGGGTTGGTCTGAATCCGTGATGGAGAATGTCGATGACTACGATACAGTCTTTGAAGAGCTGTATGTGAAGTACCGCTCCAAGGTCAATGTTGCCCCAGAGGTGAAGCTCATTATGATGTTGGGTGGTTCAGCGATGATGTTCCACTTGACAAACTCGATGTTTAAGAGTGCCCTCCCCAATATGAATGATGTCCTCAAGCAAAACCCAGACCTTGTAAAGAATATGATGGCTGCTGTTCAAAATACAACACGAGCACCATCGGGTCCAGCGGATGCGGCTCCGGTGGGTGGTACTGGGCAATATGAGATGCAAGGCCCAGGTATTGATATCTCCAGCCTCATGGGTGGTATTATGATGCCCCCACCACCACCAATGAATACCACACATATCCCAGTGTCTGAACAAGATGATGACGACGTCTCCGATATTGTTTCAATTTCAGGCGAGTCCACTGGGGGTGAAGTGAAGGAGGTCAATGTTGATGGTTCCAAGTCAAAGCGTGGTCGCAAAAAGAAGAAGACTGAAATTAATCTCTAAGTACAGTATAAATGATAGGCTACTGTCCATTGGAGGAAGTTGAACCTCCCGCCAGACAACAGCAAGTTGTTGTTACACCCAAGGCTGAACCCAAGCCCGAGGTTGGCCCCGAGGAAACCGAATGTAATTACGTCGTCATGGCTTTCATTGTCGGCGTTCTATTCTTAGCCGTCTCTGATTCCATCAGGGCGTAAATTAAAATTTAATTCTACCTTTGGGTCTCCCCCATATGGTAAAATTAATACGTAAAAGCTACTATTTCTGTCTGACCCCCCGTCCCGTTATCAAGGTCAGTTTCAGATGAAAGATCACGGGTGATTTTTTGTAACGTACCACTACACGCACTCACCAGTTCCACGAATATATCGTATGAATAAATTCTCGTACCATCCACATTGTATGGTGTAATGCTTATACCCCTCACACCAGTCGTTACCGTTGGACTCCACGGGTAACTATTTGTTCCGCCAAAGAGGTTCTTTGTCCCGATGGCGACGTCAAGGGTTGATGTACTCCCATCCCCAGTACCCCCTTGAAGTTCAAGAAGCATTGTACTCAAATCCTTGACGGTTGAACCATCTGTTCTTCTCAATATGGCTGTCACTTTCGCGTAAAAGGCACCAGTTCCAAATATAAGTTGAATATCTTTGGCAACACCTTCACCCACCGAGAATGTTTTGGAATATGTCTTTCTGGAAACTTCCAGGGAATTCGTTATGATACCACCACCAACTTCAAGATCTGTAGAAGCTGTGTCTCCACCCAAACCAATGGCGACTTGGTTACCAAGATCAATGTTACCACCAATAAACACATCACCCGTGGTTCTGAGATCACTATTTATGTAGGTCATTTTAGAACTTGTGATTGGATTTATGTAAACATTACCAGTTGTATCCAAATAAATATTGGCAGAGCCCGCAGTTGTCGTAAACTCTATGATTGCGTTTGATGAAGAACTCTCCACTCGTGGGGTGCCGTCGTACACGTGAAACTTTGTAGCTGGCGCAGCTGTCCCCACACCCACATTACTTGAATGTATGAGATGGAGACAATTTGTTTGTGTACTGTTGTTGGCGACACCCATCACGAGACCAGTCGTTCCATTTGTGGTGTTGCTGAATCCTCGTGCGTAGCCACCTTCACCATCACCAGTATACAACAACACACCCGTCTCTTTATTGTCACCAACACTTTCAAGTCTCAAGAGATCCACATTTCCAGGTGTCGTATCGTAGACGTGGATATTTGAACTTGGTGCTGTCGTACCGAGGCCTAACCGACCATCGGCATCAAAGCGGGCAAATTCTGAATCGGTACTATCGTTGATTTCGTGTACGAAAGTCAAAGCGCGGCGTGTGCTACCGTTCAATACACTTCTAATAATGTTACGGCTCGTACCACCAGATGTCGTTGAAAACTCGATACCCGTCAATTTAAATGAACCACCACCCGCAAACTCAACATCACCATTGACGACAAGTTTTGTATTAGCACCTCTTGAATCGGCATCCGTACGCTGACCACCAACAACCACGAGACCATTATCACAAATAACAAGGGGTTTATCAGTCTGACCATCCATATCATCTAAAATGTCATAGAAGTTATCACCCGACGATGTATATGTTTGGAACACATGTTCACCTGCGATGTGTCTAATTCTATCGGGACCTTCGTCAACTGATGAAGCTTCATTACCCTTAAACAACAGCATTTCTGTTCTTGAAAAATCGGTATTGTACCTTCGCTCAATAATGTGGGTATTACCAAATTCATCACCGGCGAGACCCCCAAATGAGAGTTTTTGTCCAATCACAACATTACCGGCGACTTCAAGGGTGCCACGGGGTACATCTGTACCTATACCAACATTTCGAGAAGTGCCATCAATAAATACACTTATGGCAGCTGGGTCGTAGACCTTATTTGGGTTTTGTGTAATTCTAAAGTCATTGGAGCCCGATACACCAACAGCCCAACCCGCGGGATCTATGTCCCCATCGGTTTGAATATAAGATGTGAAGGCATTACCCGCATTAATATCCGTTTGCATAGCGACTATCGCATCACCAGATGGAGATTCGTGATTGTGTACCAAGATGCCATTTGTTTGCGGGTTGGCGGTACCCGTACAGTACACTTCTAAGTGTGCCGTGGGTTGTGTGGTACCAATACCCACACGACCTTCACTTTGAAGGGTCATAATGTTATTTTCATCCGCATAGTGCTCATCAGATAAGTATATATCCAACTTTGTTTTGGACTTTCCAGAAGCATTGTCATGCTTACCCATCTTGAACGTGGCTCGCACACCGTGGCGTGTCGCATTCCCTTCCCGAGCAAGGTGCATCACCGTACCAAGGTCAGTCGTATCCACGATTGGTTGTGTATTTGTCACGACGAGTGACGCATTCAAATGACTATACCCATTTCTGTATATTGGTTGATCATTGAGGAATACCGTACCTCCGGATGTATGAAGTCTACCCACAGGCGCTGCCACATTTATACCGACATTACTTGATTCCAAGATGGTCAATTTGGGTGTGCCCATTGTGGGTGTGGTACTCGCAAAGAACTTGAGACCCTTTCCAGATTCGACAATGTTCTCAATCCGATTTTCCCCATTTGGGACACTTGTGTATGTGCGCATAGCGATATTCCCGGTAGATCCCCAAATGTTACCAGTTGAGACAGTATTACTCCCAATCACATAGACATTACCGGCGACTGTGAGCCTCTCCGTTGGATTTGTATTTGAAATACCAACTTTACCATCGGATGTGATTCGCACTCTCTCGGTATTCTTTGTTTTGAATCGTATGTTTTGATGTGTGTTTGAAGTACTCGCACCATAGACCTCAATGGAGCTTACATTTGACGCAGTTGGACCGGATTTAAGCACAAGTACATTTGATGTACTGTCGCCACCGAATCGATCTGCGTGAATGGTCAGGTTTGAACTTGAAAACACCAACTCCGTGGTGAGATTTGTTGTTGCGGTATTACCCAAAACTCTGAGAGTATTTATAGCTGTTGTGTTTGCAAATATTTTTGCTCCAATAGCCAATGTATCTGTGGGGCTCAGATTTGAAATACCAGATGGAGCTGTACCTGTCGTGCGCAACGCACTCATTTGAACATTTCCAGATATCGTGACTGGAGTCGCAGCCGTTGCGTCTAATACGAGGAGGTTACCCGCGCGTAGACCTGTTGATCCAAGTATCAGACCCTTGGCATACACATTACCATTCGCATACACAACATTTGAATGTGTGTCGTCGATAAAGACATTTGAACCTACACAGAGATCGTGTGTTGGGAAGGTATTTGCGGCGCCAATGTTATTTGATGTATATATGTCACCGTACACGTGGACATTTACTAACTTTGTATCATCTACATTAATTGTGGAGGCGTTATATCCTCCGTACGCATCTGTTTGAAAAAATGCCATCTCCCGACCCCTATCACCCGCAACAAAACCGAGGGCTACGTTTGAATACCCGGCACCAGGTGTCATTACAATCGCAGTTTCTCTTGACAATACATCATTCCCAAAACCTGAATGAATGACTACATTAGCGACCCTCAAGTCTTGTGCGGCTATATACGTCGCAGTTTCTGTAACTGTAATATTACCAGTCACCGAGATGTTACCCACAAGGTTATAGTACCCTTCTTGGTACACATTACCTTTTAACATCATGACGTTGGAACCCTGGTCAAAAATACCAACATTACTACCAACACTCACATTTGATGTTTTAATTCCACCAACGATTGTGACAACATTTGAATTTGTCTCTTTGATTGAGAGATTTGCTCCAGATGTTGTAAGTCTATCTGATACAATCACATTAGTCGCAACTAAGTTACCACTGACTGTCATGAGATCACGACCCGTCAAATCAATCGCTACTTTTGTTGATCCACCACTATCAACCTGAAAAGCCTTCGTTGGGTTCGTTGTCCCAATGGCAAGCTGATTTTCAATGAAGAAACGCTCAGCCTTACCACGACCCTTAAGGTCAACTACAATTGTATCAGTCTCGTCTACAAAAAACTTGGTCCCCACCGACAAAGATTTTGTTGGTGCCGTATTCGCTATACCGAGACGCCCCTTTGTACCAAGTTCTTCAACGAGAAGAAGTTCATTCGCTTCTACTTCTTTCGTCAAAATACTCTTGACACCCGTAAGAGTTTCTTGTTCAACGGGTTCTGCGTCAAGATTTGCCACATAAATCTGTTCGAATCTTGCGGTTCTTCCCATTTATACATTAGTTGCCGAATAAAATTCCAGCCAAACCATCCTTGATCCTGAGTACATTATAGTTTAGGGCGAATACACTGATGTCATCTTGATTCCCTCTAAAGTTACCCTTCTCAACACCACGAAGTATCAGCTTTGCGTTATCAAGTCTACTGAAATTACACGTTCCTGATGGATTGTAGTCTGATGCGTTTAGTCCAAAGTGATACACAAAGTATCTCGTATACATAAGATCCTCAGAGTCTACACGAAAATCTGTTTTTCCGTATTTTGATTTATAATAGTTCTGAACCGTGTGAAAATATGTAGGACTCATATTTTCGAGGAGGGGTGTTCCATTTATATGGATGTCCGCATTTCTGAATGTAAAACGATCATTTGTAGGATCAAGATTTGTGGCGGAATATCCAAAAAATATAGACTTCACGGGATGATTAAAAGTCCCGATGTCCAAATCATTATATCCGCCACTCTCAATTGTATTATCAACAACATTTGATAGGGGAAAATCAACCCTTTGAGTTTGTGTAATAATCAGGTCCATCTGTCTCTTGACGAGGGATTCTCTCTCATCCTTATCCAAATATATATAGTTTCCATATACATTGATTCTCTTTTGTGACTCGCCATATCCCACAAGACTTGTTTCATCAAAATTGATCCTTACTTCAACCTGATGATGTGCCAGGGAGACGAGAGGTAAAAATGCTCCATGATCACAAAAGAAAAAGTGGAGTGGTTGGAAGTTACGATTTGAAATGCTCGTCTTATTCGTAAGTTCTTCTTGCTTTGACCAACTGTCTGCCAAATAGTTTGGCCAGATATCAGCATAATAGTCGTAGTGCTGGGAATCTATCTTCTGACCCCCTATATAAAGATCAATCGTTGAGTTGAACAATAGATTTGATGAGACATTTGAGTTTTTATCGAGCCCCTCGAACCAAAGACAATTTATGAGATCACCCAAAACTGGGACAGTAAAAACTGGATCTCTGTCAGTAATAGTCTTAATAAGTTTTGGGGCTTGGGAAAAGTTTGTATGCCGTGTAAACTTCATACGAAAGAATGAATGACCTTCATCACTATTTATATACATATCTTGAGCACCCTTGGAGACAAGTTGAATCAATGCGCCAGACATTTAATTTATGATCAGATTATAAAAATAGACACTTTCCCTGAGGGAAGTCATCCTTCTTTTCTTCTTCGGTAACCTTGCCGTGGATCTTGAAACCACCCTGGCGGTACACCTTCATTCGCTTGTAGTACATCGCTGTAAAGAGAGACCAGGGGTCGTGAATGTCATAGATGTGTGGGTTGTTCTTTTTGCCCTTGGTCTCCCTCATAATACGACCTATGCTTTGTGTTATATCCGACTTTGGTGACGCCAATATGACTGTATCAAGGGTTGGAATGTCAAGGCCTTCGTGGGCTTGTGAAAAGGTTGCGAAGATGATCTTCTTTTGTGAAGACGCCTGGAGATCTGCCTCCTTCATACCACCCATATAGAGCCCTGATGTCTTGGGAAAGCATTGGTGAAGCATTTCACAATGCCATCTACGGTCACTGAGGACAAGGAGTTGTCGTGTCCCTGCCGAAGCCTTCTTGACAAGTTCCACAAGCATTTGATTTCTCTTCCTATCCTCAACAACTTCTGTAATCATATTGGGCATCGAGACTTTACCATTTCTCATCGAGGGTGGTGGATTTCTA